GTCATTCTGCAAGAATAAATCGTATACATCGCCACTAATTGAGAACGAGTTGACACGCCAGCATGATCACAAGCAGTGTGAATTCTCGTTCTAATTGAGCCCACACGAACACCGATTAACTGCGCTATCTCATCATCATTTTTTCCCTGTATGAGATAGGACAGAATTCTATGATGATATTCCTTTAGTCCGCCGATTCTGTAATCGATCTCAGTTAGCGATAGGCTACGAGGGTCTTTTATTAATTGCGTGGGCGTGTGTCCTTGTTCTATAAAAATTACTATACGAAAATTCACGGCTGTAAAGTTGTATCGTTGTACTTGTCTCCCCTTAGTAAATAAGGGGAGAGTACAACTGTTGTACCTGTATCAAAAATACAACTTTGATACAACTAGATACAAGTACAACTATTGATTTCATAACTTTTTCGCCTCAATTATTCCGTCAACCGTCAATCGATATTCAGCAGATGAACCGCGTCCGCCTTGATCAGAGCGTTCTATAAGAGAACTATTTGCAAGTGCATAAATTGCGTTTCTTGCGGTTGCTGCTGAACATATATCGGCATTGCCTGTAATGTCATCAATTTTGCTTTCGCCATTTTTCAGGATGTATCTCAAAACATATTCTTGTCCCTTGTTGAAACTACGTTTTGATTTTGGGGCATGGGCTGAAGCGGTCAACCAAAATGATTTTGGATCTAAAGTAAACCAATTCATAAGAGCGGAGAAAGTTTTCGCGGCTCCATATCTCACTTTGTTGGATGTAAAAGTGATAGTGTCGTTTTCTTTTTCGACCTTAATCATTAGGTCAACATCTGCCTTAATCGTTGAAGCGCCACGGTAGCCGCCTTGCTTGTTGGCATGGTGAATTAAGATAATAGCTGCGCCCGTATCCGCCGCAATATGTCTTAGATTCATTAGGACCGGTTTCATTTCATCTGTTGAATTTTCGTTTCTTCCAGGTGCAATATCTGATAAAGCATCGATGATTACCAGACCGGCATTAGCTATATTTATTAAATTCGTTAGTTCTATGTAATCACTATTTTTTGCCAAGTCAAAACGGGCGTATGAAATACTGTAAATAGGTGTTTGTTCATCCGCGTCATGGCCTCGCATAACTTCACCCATGCGCCGCATTAAATGCGGTTCTCCGGTTTCTTCATCGATGAATAGCACGTTGCATTTTTTAATGGGAAAGCCAAGCCAGGTTTGTTCACCCTTTCCAATGGTTACACCCATATCTAAGCATATAAGTGTTTTACCTTCGCCAGGCTCGGAATAAATAACATTTACAGTTCCGGCCTCAATAAGTGGGTCCACGATATATTCAATAGGCGGATGGGATTTCAAATAATCCCCAGCAGATAAAATTTTATAACGTGGTTTAGGTGTGTTGGCTTGTGGCTGTGGTTGTGGTGAAGGATTCGAGGCGGTTGTATAAGGATCATCATCAACAACAAAATCGGTGTAATCAATCGTGGTCATAGCTTACCGCCTAAATTCTTTTTGACGTTTTCCATTAGCCGCCGCTTCATTGTGTTCAAATTTTGCTGAACATCTCGCGGCATGATCTTGATAAATTCATCCAATGACACATACGCGAGTCCATCAGCATCATCGAGAATTAGGACCGTGCCACAGGTTGAGAGTGCAAGCGCTTGGTGTAGGGCTCCCAGTGCGTGCCAAATGCGCGAGAGGCTAATCCAGAGTCGATCATTGCGCCACATATACATGGCGCCGGAATGAGGGAGGGTAAATAGTAAACTTTCTTGAAGGATTTGCGCATCAGGCGCAAGGTGTGGTATATTTTGATTGCTCATGATTGTTTCCTTTGCTCTGGTCCCTGTTGATAGCGGGGACCTGTCTGTTTAAGTGGGTTGTGGGATATGTGAAGCTTCATCCAGTATGCGTTGAATATCTAAGGGTGTTTTGATTTCCTTGGAAAGGGTTTTGTTCATACCAGCGAGAAAATCGCAAAGTAAATCAAAACGTCCGCTTATGTTTACGCCTTCCCTTGTTGCGGGATCTTCAATGGTGATATATATCTTTAGATTTTCCATTTTTACCTCTTGTAATTAACAACAAAACACGCCGTTCATTTAGTAATACTAAACGGCGTGTTCCGAAAAAATAGTGTTTTTTTAGGGTATTTTTGGGGTAATTTTTATTTGATATTTAATGGATCTAAATAACCCGCATCCCCTGCAATTATTGTATTTTCCAACGTGTCCAAATCTTTACCCTGACAAGCAAGGTCGGGATAGTTTCGCAATAAGTAATCATTGATGCTTTTATAACTCTCTCTGCCTGATCTCCACATTGCTTTAACTTTATCGTATCTTATGCACCATTCATTGAATTTTTTACTATTGCGCCTTGGAACATATCTCGGTTCTTTTTTGGTTTTCGAATCGGTTTTCTCATTCAATAAACTAACTATCATATCCTTGTACACTGTTGCAAGTAAAAAAAGTTCCATTTTATCCATGCTTAAATCAGGATATGATTTTCGAGGTCTATCTTCATTTTCGTGATTGATAGGAGCTACGATTTTTAATTTGCGTACTTCACGCCAGGTTAACTTTTTCCCCGTCGAGTCTATTACGTGAGGCTTTTTCTTACTTGGGTATTGTGTTTTACCTTGAATTGTATATTTCATTTTCACATCCATTTCATACCCGCTTGGATGTGGTAATATTTCTCCACTTCCAGCCGGTGCAGTCGGTTGGTTTCCTCGTGATGGTGATTACATCACGAGGAATTTTTTTATTTATGGACGCATTGTAGCGCAAACATACTGAGTATCATTACAAACTATCTACAGGTGAATGTTGTTTGTGTTCGTTCACTAAGTCTATATCTTCCATCTGGGCGTAATGTTCAACCATGGCAAAGTCGGCATGTCCTAACATGGCTTTCAGGTGCAATACATCCATCCCGGCACGCAATGACAAGATAACAAAGGTTCTGCGTAGTGAATGAGGGTTGACACGGATCCCGGCTGCTTTGCTCAATCTGCGAAAGATAGCCAACATTCCCGATCCAGTAAAGCGCGTGCCTGTTTCAGTTTGGAATAAAACCCCGTCACGATCTGCAAGCGTGCGACGATACGCCAATAAAGCGCGCCTGGTCTTTGCGCCAATAACACTGCTACGGGCTTTGCCGCCTTTGCCACGTTTCACCATAACAAGACCGGTTGTCATATCCACATCGATCCAATTCAGCGCGCATACTTCGCCACGTCTCAGCCCACTATCCACCATCAACAATACCAGCGCCTTATCCCGAATATTGCAGGCTTTGAGGATGGTTCGCAGCTGCTCAGGTGACAACACTAACAAACGTTTCTTTTCCAATTTGGGCAAGTCGAATTTTATCGCCGTGGTTATGTATCCCTCATTCAGCCAGAAGCGCAACATGGTTTTTATTGCGCGGGCATGGTCCCAAACAGTAGTATCTTTCTTGCCCTGGCTTACCAGTTCAGCGACATACTGCCGAACAATGCGCGCCGTCACTTCTTGCGGATCGTTGACGTTATGCACTTCACACCATGCCAGGAAGATCCCAACGGTGTATTTATAAAATGCAAGTGTAGAGAGCGTGCAATTCATCGCCTGGCGCGATAGCATAAAGTCTGTATAGGCGTCATACAAAGCGACGGAGGTAAGCGTCCATTGTGTTGCTGTTTTCGTTTTGGGTTTCGTTTTGGGAAACATAAAACCGCCATTCCAAGAGAGAATGACGGTTTATAGTCGGGGCGAGAGGATTTGAACCTCCGACCTCTTGCACCCCATGCAAGCGCGCTAGCCGGGCTGCGGTTATTCTATAAAAGCCGTCATATTTACGATGAAAAAGGACTGGGTAAGCGGTCTACATTGTCCTGCATATTTGCACACTTCGGTAATTCTTTAAGCTTAAAAAAATATACTCAGTATGTTGTTGGGCAAGCGTACACATTACGCGGCTTTAACTTTTGCGGTCCCCATGTTTGCAATGTGCGCTGATTCGCCATACTCCAAAAGATTTGACAATCTAATCTCTCGTTGGGTTTTCGCTGGTCCGTGCATAGTATTAAAAAGCGGGCGAAGTTGATAAATCAATTTTTCCTCGGCTTCTCGTAAGTCTTGCGTGATGTGTCTGAGTTCTATTTTCCAACTCAGGGACGCAGGGAGATTTCTAATAATCACACGGCCCATCGTGGACGAATAATCAACGCGCCAATGTCCACCAACATTAAAAATATGTGATTGTATGCCGCGTGAAAACCATCTATTCCAGATATTAGCGCGACTTACTCCAACGTATAAACATTGTTGCCTACGCCAAACGATGTAAAGATTTCTTTCGCCTTCGTCGTAGTCACCTTTAGCAAATTTATCGAATGTTAGTATTAGTGGGGTTTCAAGTTGCATAGTATATGCTCCTATTCCAATATCAAACCTAAATGATCACAAGGTGCATCTGTAAGACTTTGAGAAACACCTAAATATTTCTCAGTTGTCTTTATACTCATATGCCCTAATGACAATTGAATTTGATCTAATCCCGATCCGCCTTTATGCGCAAGTTTGGCAAATGATCTTCTCAGGTCATGGGCTGCAAGTTCAGCCATGCCGATCATCTCGCCGTAGTGTTTCACAATGTCTCTGATACCTTGCGGGGTAATACTTTCGTGTTTGATATAACCGCCTTTGTGAATAGCACGAAAGATAAGATCACTGTGAATATTTGCGTTTATGGTCCATTCATCAATTGCCAATTTTACCCAGGATGGAATGGGGATACTTCTAACGTGATTCCCTTTGCCGATCATGTCCACGATCACCCAGCGACTATCTCTTTGTTGAATGTGTTCAAAAGCCAGCTTTGCCACTTCCGAACGTCTGAGGCCGCCGCCGATCATTACTGCCAATATTGCCCGATCTCGTAAACCTTTCAAGGCTTCCACATTCGGCGCTGATATGATCTCTTGCGCTTGTTGCTTAGTTAACCAATTTCCGGACCGTACACCGTGAGAAGATACACCGCTGATTCGTTTTACCCCGTTGGCTATGGCTTCGTCCAGGTATCCATTATCCGCCGCCTCTGCTGCCAGTTTACGAATAGCGGACATTTTCAAATTGATTGTTGCGGGACTACCTGTTAAGGTTTGCTTGTAACGTTGTACTGTTGCTTTGATAATCGGCGGGTTGCCATTTTTCTTAAGCCATGTGTAAAAGTCATTCAGCGCGCGTCTATATGCCCGCTTTGAATGTTCACTGGTCAAGCTATCGGTAACAAGTTCAATAGCTCTTTGTGTATCTGTTTGATTTGCAATAATTATTTGTGTGTTCATTGGATGGATCTCCTAACTTTCCATAAGGGACATTATCGTAAGTCATGTTAACTGCTTTTTTGGGGCAAGTCATGCCCGAATGAGTCTATTTGCCCCACAGATTGATTGTGAGCGATTTTTATATCGTTCACCGCTTCGAGTATGACCTGCCCCATTTGGACTTATTGCAGGCTTGTTTTTTAAATTCGTGATAATTTACAAGCTTGATACTCAGTATTGATCATGCCGCGCGTTGCCTGTAATGGGCTTGCTTGTGCGCGACGTTCTTATGTCTTTTTCGTGGGTGTGTTGTTATGAAATATTTGCCGCATCCACATTCGCACAATCTTCGAATCCTCGGGCGCCGTCTGCCTGTCATCCATAGCGGATCGTTGTTATTTGCGAAAGGATTTATCTTGCAATTTCTCCTGTTTGGCATCAGAGGCATATTGCATTTTCAAGGCTTGTTGTTCTTTGCGGTCCGCGCGTTTTTCTTGTCGTATCTTTTCAGTGAGCGTCTCCGCTGCTGTGCGTTCGGTCGCAAGCTGTGCGTTTACTTCGCGCTTGTGTAGTCCATACATCACCGCCGATAATGCGGGCAATAAACATACCAGGAAAAGCGTAAGGGCATAGATCGCATCCGCGCCCTCTTTCAATGCCAGGATCACGTTAATGGACACTAGCAGGATCTCATAAGCGATAGCACTACCCCATAAGAACGTGAGATAGTTTTCGATTTTTTCATTGGCAGTTGTTACGCCGATCACGATACTATCAGCCAGCTTCACCCATACCAAAAGCCCTAACCCTTCAAGCCCAAAGCCAAGTATATAAGACTCGCGCACACCCCAGCCGAAGAAATGCCGCGCGCTTTCAGCGGTCATGAGCGCCACGGGTAAGGGAATTGCATAGGGCAAGAGGACTGCAATCAAACTGAATAGTGACGGGTTCGCATGGTCAATTGCGTTTTTCACGCCATCGAATAAAGTCACCAACGTTCGGGCGAGTGTGTCCACTAAGTAGGACATCACTTTTACAATCAAGTTGTTTTCGTTTTCATTGTTCATGGTTTCACATCCTGTAATTTTTTGGCAAATTGTTTTAATAGTCCGTTGTCTCTTAGCACTGGTCGCAAGGCTGTAATAATTTCTTCGGCTGTTGTGGGTTTGTTGGTCTGTATAATTGGATTTCCGTTGTCATCCAAAACCACTGCAAGCATTTTGCCTTTATGCGGTCCGCTTTTGCATACATAGGTTGTTTGAATCGTTGGCATGATCTCATCCCCCATCCGTGCGGCCTGCTATGAATTGCGCCGCGTTATCTATGTGTATCATTCGTGCGTGTTCATCCACATACACCAGGACATTAAGGTTTGCATCGTATTGAATCACTTGCACGTTATGCCCGTTCACATCCAATACCAGGCGATTGACTTGCTCACCATCGGGGCTTATATGCGTGTCATGGTGCATTACTTTCGGTCCGTCTCTTTGCATAGTTTTATCTCCATCGTTGCTATGCGGGGACGTGTGCAAAAGGTATAATCTTTGTGTGTCCGAATGACGCGTCCGCGCGTTGTTTGGTGCTGTCCCTCGGAGTATCCACACTCTGAGGGACATTTATTTTGTTGCCGCGCCATCAATCGCCAGGCTAATCACCAAGCTACACGATGAGCGGTTATAAGTTTTGTTAAGGTTCGTTCTTGCTATAAATACAGCAACGATTAACTAGTTGCCTTTTTATTTTTAGATAAACCAACAAGCAATCCAAGAATTTGAAACATAAAATTGCGCTGACGTTTGCCTGCTGCGCTTTTGTCTTTAGATATTTTGTTGTATGTGGATGTGCGTTTGTTGGGATTAGGCCACCATACGGCGGACATCTTTTCTCGTAATGCGTTGTAAGCCTCGATCACTTGTTTTGAATTGAGCTTATTTTCTTTCTTCAGTTCCATTGCTATTTCACGAAAACGATCATGTTCCAATTCATCATTGGGATTCGTTTTGCTTTTGGTCTTGCTTTTGGTTGACATGATTTTCTCCTTGAATAATTAATTGAGTGGGGCCATTGCCATGCGGTCAAGTTCTAGGGCACTCATTGTTTTATGCTTTATGGCATAGATAACAAACCGAATTTCCCGTAACTCATCGGCGCTCATGTTCTTTAGAGCATCACGCAATTCATCGCGCTCTTGCTCTGTCATTTGGTTTTTCGCATCAGAATCAATTGGCATAACTTACTCCTTTTGTATTTTGCAAAACAGGCCACGCCTGTAATTACTAATTGAATGATATTTTCTTTAGTGCCTTCTCAAGTGTTTCAAGGTCTTTGAATGTGGTTAGATCACAATCGCCGATCACCTCCCCTAACCTATCCCTCAGCTCGGGCGGCATATCCTCAACCGTTTTCAGTGCTCTCAAAATGAGATATGAAAAAGAACGGACGAGCGAAAGGTCTTTTTTGATTACATGATTTTTTGATTTGTTGATCATGGTTGCGGGTTCCTGCTTTGAGACTTGTACTCAGTATTGGTGGTTACAGATGTGGTACAATGCGCATATAGTAACATATCTCTGCTGTAACCACAAGGATACAATTACTCAATAAAATGAGAAAGGAACATATAATATGACAGTGCCAATCAGGAATAATTTTGCCAAGTTGCTCGAAGAAAAGTCGCGAAGGGAAAACCGCTTTATTCCCCTCTCCGAAGTTGCCAACGCTGCCAGGATCGCAAGGAAAACCCTCTACAAGTGGGAACGAAACGAAGTGGAAGAATTCAACGGTGACGTGGCTGAAAAACTGCTGAAATATTTTGGCGTCGGTCTGTCGGACCTGTTGGAGGTGGTCTCGACCGAACACGCCAAAAAGAAAAAATAAACTCCCCTCCCCCATAAATAAAAACCGCCCCAATTACGAGGCGGTTTTTTGTTCGGCTTTGGTCCCGTCAATCCGTAACCAGGCTGAGAGCCAAACCAGGTATGCAACTTCAAAAGATCATTGACCTCTTTTCATCATCTCTTTTGTACCCTCAATAATCTTTTTGCCCCAAACTTCCCACATACGTTCAAACCACATCCAACCTCGCAATGGACCCGTTTTACTTTGACCAGGAGAGCGCCCGCCGTGATATTGCTCATGCGCGTATGGTGCAATCCATTGAACCGTGCCGCTTCCAATCTCAGTACCTAGGATACCTGATTTGATAAGCACGCCAGTGCGTAAAGGCGTAAACGGTTCGCAGTGTCTGAGAACTTCCGAGTCTAAAAACTTTTGAGCAAGGACATAACGTCCAGCCCATTTTTTAACATAGTTCTTATTCCAAACTATCTTCGCCGTACCTTTTTTTCCAACTTTAACTATTGCCCCTCGAGGTGTTCCGATCTCTGTAACAAATACCCGCTGTGGTTTTTTCGCTGCTCCAAACGTTATAGTTCCCGCTCCAAATTTTAGAATGAGTCTTTTTATTTTTTTCATTTTGCTTTCCTTTCAGACTTATACTCAGTATGTTTGTTATCGCGTTGGCAAACCCGCAGCTCTACGCGCGGACTCATACATACCCTCAGGCTTTGAACCTGTTTCAGTGGACGCACGCCCAATCACTGCTGAATCGCCAAAAGAAAACCGGCTAGATATTCGCGCGCGCTCAGCGTGAATATCGACAATCTCAATCCCAGCCTTTTCGATAAGTTCTCTGCTGTTGAAAGCGACGATCTGATTAAGCACCTGATTTATATTAGCTTTGGCTTGATCAATCTGGATAATAATCGCACCGGCAAACGCTGGATTAATAACCAACTTGCCAGCAACCGCGGCTTTTTCGCTCATCAGTTCTTGAATGTTTTCAAGTTCAAGCAGTTGTGTTTGCACTGCATACAGGCTTTTCATGATCGTCGCGGCACGTGGCGTGAGATCCGCAAGCATGGCGTTGTATTCACTGGCCGCAACTTCTGCCTCCGCCTGGGTGGTTGCGTTTTGAATGCGTTCGCGTTCCTGTGCAAGAAACTCTTGCCCTGCTTCAATCTCTCGTTTCTCGTATTCAAGGTTATCAATTGCCTTGTGAATCATACTGACTGTTGGCAGTTGAAAACCACGTGCGGACCCTAGCGCGTCGTTTTTCGTTTTCAATTCCGCGTTAATTACTTCAAGCCTGGCATTATCCGCAGTCACGCGGGCGTCAATTTCTTCAATCGTTAATACTTTGGTAGCAACCATATCTTTATCCCTGGCCCGTTGTAAATTCTTGCAAGCGATTTGCCGCCGATTTATTGAACACCTCGGGAAGTTGATCAATGCTGCCATTCATCAAAGAACTGTTGTGTTGGTAAATCAATGCGATTACATCATCGGTCGCTGAAAAAACCTTCTGAGTAGGCAGTGCCAATTGTTTGTTGTGCCCTTCGATGTGTTCCACCAATTCCGGCGCGTTGTGCGCAAGCCCTCGAACATGGGTTACACCTTGTACGCGCTCGACTTCCAATTCTCTTTCAAGCCGTGCAAGGTCACATAGATCATCATGCAAGGACGCAAGCGCATCAAAGATTTTTGCTTTTGCTTGCCCGATCTCATTGCTCGTTTTTTCATACTTTTCAACAGATACAGTTTTCATGTTTTTTTTCCTTATCTTTTCAAATGATTTTTAGTACCGATATTTCAAGTAAGTCAGACTCTTAGGATTATTTATCATGTCATGTTTGCACCTCGTAAACCCTGCTCGTTATCCTAAAAGCCCAGGGACACAGTTTTCATAGCATCCCGAATAACTGCAAACAGGTCCCCCACTCGTAGCAGTTTATTGGCGTCAAGTTTCTCACCGTCCTTTATTGGGCTATGCAACTTAAGGCAATTTCTCGCAAGCGCATCTTGATATTGCTTAGAGCGGTTCGGATCGTCGCACCAAATTACAACGTGCTTATAGTTGCGTGCCAGGTTGCGAAGTATCGCCGCGCGTGCCTGGGGAATTTCTTTACCTGATTCGGCACCGAATGAAACAACAGAAACACCGCGCGGCCGGCATTGCGCTATGCTGATTGCATTTAGATCACCCTCAACGAGTAAAAGGGTTGTGTCTGTACTCAGTATGGATTGTGTGCCAAATATCAGCGGGACACTTCCACCAAGGTATTGATACCTCGCACCCATTGGCAGATCGTCATCAATAAAACGATATTTCACCGCTGTAATTTCTTCGTCTGCTTTGGTTATCCATGGAATCACTATCGCAGGCCGTGACCGTTGCACAGTGACGTCAAACACATTTGCCAATCCCAAATGCCAGGCATACCAGGTCCCACGATGTAAGCCGCGACTTGTAAGATAATCCCGGCCCGCTTGCCCGTCATCACTGAATAGCCGATCACTGGCACTACCTACTACCCGCCATGCGGACGCCTGCCAATCAGGGGACGGCGGTTTTGTTGGCTCTGCTTCAGGTGGATTCAATCGGGGCAATGGCACAATAGGCGCGTCTTGCTTTAGGATCTGTAACGCGGTTTTGAAGTCGCAATCATCCCGCCGCATTATGAAGTCAATCGCATTGTGATAGCGACCATCGCCACAACCGCGACAATGCCAGCGGTCCCCCTGCGGCGTGTGCTTGACTGTAAACCGATCACGCCCGCCACACCAAGGACATGCGCCGATAAAATACTTTCCCACTTTGCGGAGGCTATAGCCTATAAGCGGTAATATTTTTGTTTCAAGATTTATGGTTTGCGTGTCCATAATTTGAATCCTTTTGTTATGTAGTTTGTTACGATACGTTCAAATACGCAAAGCTTATCAGCTCCATACTCAGTATCGTTTGTTGCAGTGTTAATTTCGTTTTCAAAGTTAAGTTTTGCTATAGTCATTCTGCAAGAATAAATCGTATACATCGCCACTAATTGAGAACGAGTTGACACGCCAGCATGATCACAAGCAGTGTGAATTCTCGTTCTAATTGAGCCCACACGAACACCGATTAACTGC